GGGAGATTACATCCGGCTGATGCAGTTACAAAAGGAACTGGAAGGGGAAGAACCGAGGGACATCACGGTGACCTGGGTGGATCCGAAAGCCGAGGAATAGAGTGCCGAAACATAGAGTACCGGGCGCTGCCGTCGCAGAAGCGGTTCCACGAATCGACAGCGAGATTCAAGGGGTTTTCGGGGCCGATCGGATCGGGCAAGAGCCAGGCGCTGTGTCAGGAAGCAATAAAACTGAGTTATCAAAATCCCGGGCGGACGGGGCTGATCGGGGCGCCGACGTATCCGATGCTCAGGGACGCGACCGTGGCGGCACTGCTGGAGGCGCTAGCGAAAAACGGGATTCCGCATGAAGTGAATCGCGCGGAGAACTATCTGGTGATGGGGGAAACAAGATCGAGGATTTTGTTTCGGGCGGTGGAGGAGTTCGAGCGGTTGCGCGGAAGCAACCTGGCGTGGTTCGGGCTGGATGAACTGACCTACACGTCGGAGGAAGCCTGGCTGCGGCTGGAAGGGCGGCTGCGGGATCCGAAAGCAGCCAGGCTGTGCGGGTTCGCGGTGTGGACTCCGAAGGGTTACGACTGGGTCTATGAGCGATTCGTAGCGGAACACATTGATGGTTATGAGGTAGTCGCCGCACAGGCGTTCGAGAATCGACATCTGCTGGAGCGCGTGCCGGATTACTACGAGCGCCTGAAGAGCAGTTATGACCCGAGGTTCTACCAGCAGGAAGTGCTGGGCCAGTATCTGCACCTGCATGCCGGGCGGGTCTATTACGGTTTCGAGCGGGAGAAGAACGTGGCAGAGGTGAGTGTAGACCGGAAGCTGGCGCTGCTTTGGGCGCTGGACTTCAATGTGGATCCGATGTGCTCGGTGGTGGCGCAGGTGGAGGGCGAGGAGGTATTGGTGCTGGACGAGATCGTACTCAATCGGGCGACGACGCAGCAGGCGTGCGAGGAGTTCCAGAACCGCTTTCCGGAACACGGAGCAGGGCTGAAGGTGTACGCGGACGCGTCGGGAGCGCGAATGCAAACGACCGGCATTTCAGATCTGGGCGTTCTGAAGAAGTTCTTCCGGAGCGGCGAGTACGGGCCGGTGGAATTTCGGGTTCCGAGGTCGAATCCAGCGGTTCGGGATCGATTGATGGTGGTCAACGCGGCGCTGCAACCGACGGACGGCAACGCACGGCTGACCATTGACGCGCGGTGCAAAGAGCTGATCAAGGACCTGGAGCAAGTGGCCTACAAGGAGAACACGCAAGTGATCGACAAGGACAGGGATCCGAAAAGGACGCATTTGTCGGACGCGCTGGGGTATCTGGTGTGGCAGGAACTGCGGGTGGGGGAGAAGGTGGGAGAGCGAGGGACGAGGCTGATCTAGATGGCGTTCGATATCGATCAAGAGCATCCGGAGTATGCGGCGCGGAAGTACGCATGGAGAAAGTATCGCGATCTGTACGCAGGCGGGGAGCAGTTCAAAAGGAACGCCGCGGAATACCTGATCCGGCGGCAGAGGGAACCGGGTGAAGTTTACTCCGAGCGGCTGAGCAGGGTGTTCTACGAGAACTACGTTGGATCGATTGTGGACTGGTACGCGGCGACGCTGTTCCGGCGGGAGCCGGTGATCACTTTCGAGGGCAACGATTCGCCGGCGAAGACGTTCTTCGCGGAACTGGTGGAGGATTCGGACCTGAGAGGATCGTCGCTCGCGGAGTTGTTCCGGCGGCAGCTCACCGAAAGCCTGGTGACGGGGACTAGCTACGTACTGGTGGATTTTCCGCGAGTGAGGACGCGGCCGGGGACGCGCGGTGAGGAAGATGCAAGCGGGGCATCGCGGGCGTACCTGGTCGAGTACGGGGCGGACGACATCATCAACTGGAGCCTGGACGAGCACGGGAATTTCGATTGGGTGGTGATCCGGACGAGGCAGATCAAGAAGGATCGGGTGGAGGATCCGGAATGGCGGACCGAGACTGAGTGGGCTTATTACGACAAGCGAACATATCGGATATACGGCGAGGACGGCGGCAAGGCTGGGCTGATCGATGAAGGAACGCACGGGCTGGCCAAGCTCGGGCAGACGCCGCTGTTTGCGCTGCGGATTCCGGAAGGGCTGTGGATGCTCAACCGGGCGGGCTCGCTGCAACTGGAGCACTTCAATAAATCGAACGCGCTGAGCTGGGCGCTGACGATGGGGCTGTTCGCGATGCCGGTAGTTTACTCGGATCGCGAGTGGAGCCAGATGGTGGGTGAGAGTTACTACATCCAGCTTGGGCCGGAAGACAAGTTCGGCTGGACGGAACCGGAGGGAAAGGTCTACCAGATCGCCGCGGATAACCTGGTGCGGCTGCGGGAAGAGATTTACAGAGTGTGTTACTTGAGCCAGGCCGGCGTAGAAGAGGGCGCAACGCACCGCCAGAGCGCACTCAGCAAGCAGATGGATTTTTCGATCACGCAAGAGGTATTGCGGGCCTACGGGGACTCCATCAAGGAACAGATCCGGCGGGTGCTGCGGGCGACAGCGGCGGCCCGTGAAGATGCGCTGGACGCGAGCGTGACGGGGATGGACGAGTTCGACATCGCCGACTTCGGGACGGAACTGGAGGACGCAAGGCAGTTGCTGGCGCTGGGAGTGGCGTCGCCCACGCTGAACAAGGAAGTCTTCAAGAAGCTGGCGCTGAAATATTTGTGCGATTCGCGGCAAGACGTGAAGGATCGGATCGCGGAGGAAATCGAGGGCGCGTAGGAGAGGGAACGCATGGCAGAGGACATGGATATTCGGGCGGTGCTGGATGAGCTGGCAGAGGAACGGCGGCGGAGGGAAGGCCTGGAACGGCGGGTGGAGGAAGCTGAGCGGGGCTCGGCGATCCGGGCGGAGCTGCAAAAACTGGGGGTGGCGAAGGTCGAGCTGGCGTACAGGGCGGTGAAGGATGAAGTTCCGCGCGAAGTTGGAGAGATGAAAGAGTTCCTGGAGAAATTCGTGGGAGAGAATCCGGAGCTGCTGCCGGCCAGGCTGGCAGGAGGGTCGGGAGCGAGCGGGGGGGCCCGTGGGGGCGGAGGCGGCGCGGCGACGGGTGCGGTGGATATCGAGAAAATCCGGCCGGGGATGAGCGCGGAGGAGTTGGACAGGGCGAGACAGGAGATCGCGCGGGTGGCGTCGCAAACGCTACGCGGGCTTTGATGAGCAGGAGATAGAGGAGGAGTGGGAACTAATGGCAGCAATAACATCGAGTAACGTAGCGAACGCGATTGTGAAGCTGGTGGCGGCGGACGCGCTACCCGCGCTGATGGGGAACCTTGTCATGGGCAACCTGGTCAATCGCGATTACGAACCGGCGCTGGCGCAAGCGGGAGACACGATCAACGTGCCGATTCCGCCGGCCCTTACGGCGCACAATCTGACGGAAGGCAGCACGGTGCTGACGCAGAATCCGAACCTGGACAACGCGCAGATCGTGCTGAATACCCACGCGGAGGCGACGTTCCTGATTCCGGACGTGACCAAGATTCTGGCGGTTCCGGATCTATTGAAGTTGTACATGCAGCCGGCGGTAGTGGCGCTGGCGGAAAAAATCGAGTCGGATCTGCTGGGCTTGTACGCGGCATTGACGTCGAACACGGCGGTGGGGACGGGCGGGACGGCGATCACAGAAGACGTGGTGGATTCGGCGGAAACGTCGCTGTTCGCCGCCAAAGTTCCTCCGAATACGGCGAAGTATCTGGTGGTGGATCCGGGGACGTATTCGACGCTGCGGCAGATCCCGCGGTTCAGCGAGTTCAACACGGCAGGCGAGGCGGGCTTGCGCGCGCTGGTGGACGGGGCGGTCGGGAAGATGAAGGACTTCTACATCTTTCGCTCGCAGTTCGTGGTGAAGACGGGGACGAGCCCGGTGACCACGCACAACATGGCGTTCGCGCGGGACGCCATCGGCCTGGTGGTGCGACGCCTGCCGAGACCGTTGCCCGGGACGGGGGCGATCGCAGAGTACGCCGAGCTGGGCAACTTCGGGATGCGGGTGACGATGAGTTACCAACCCAACACGCTGGCGCAGCAGTTCACAGTGGATGTGCTGTACGGCGCGGGGGTCCTGAGGAACGCCTTCGGGGTGCAGGTAAATAGCTAGGTGCTGCGGCCGGCTGAAGCCGGCCCTACCTGCAAGAGGGCCCTATGGATTTGCGCGCGTATTACGACAAAGTCCGCATGATCGAGGCTGTGATCGACACGGTGTTTGCGGTGGTGACCAGCCGAGCTACGCCGGACGGGGGCCGAGCGGGGGTGAAGACGGAGTTGCCGCGGGCCGTGGCGGCGCGTCTGATCGCGGACGGGAAGGCAGATCTGGCGAATCCGGAGGAGGCGGCACAGTTTCGGTCCGAAGCCGAGGCGAAGTGGAAAGAGGCGCAGCTGAATGTTGCTGACAGACGGTAGTCCCAACACCACGGAAGACTTGCGCATGTATGAGTCGGCGATTCTCGACGTAGCGCATGCGGAGATGATCGACCTGGAAGTGAAGCTGGAGCTGGCTACGGAGGAGATCGCAGACGATGTGCTGGGTTTTCTTCTGGATCACACGGGCGCGAATCCGCAGTTCTTTCCGCGGTTCCAGTTGGGCACGCCGGCGGCGTGGCGCAGAACGAGGGGGGTCTCGGATGTAGTGGTCAGCAGACAGCTCAAACGCTGGCACGCTCTGCACACGCTGGAGATTGTGTATCGGGACGCTTTCAACAACCAGCTCAACGACCGGTATCAGGCGAAATTCTCGGAGTATCACGAGCTGACGAGAAGCGCGCGGGAGAGCAACTATCACTTCGGCGTGGGGCTGGCGCTTACACCGATTCCGCAGGCTCAGCCGCCCGTGTTCAGCGCGGTGGCGGGTCCCATTCCGCAGACCACATATTATGCGCGGGCGTCGTGGGTGGGAGCAGCGGGACAAGAGGGAGCGCCAAGCGAGATCACTACCTACGATGCGCCGGCTGGAAGCTTGCCGGTGGTCCAGATGATCGATCCGCCGACAGGTGCGACGGGGTTCAATGTCTATCTCGGGTTGACGCCGGACAGGCTGGCATTGCAGAATCCGGCGCCGACCGCGCTGGGGCAAAGTTTTACGCTGGCGAGCACCGGTTTGACAGCAGGTCGATCGCCCGGTGACGGGCAAGCCGCTGACATCTATATCAATGGCGGCTGGATGCTGCGGCGGGGTTAAAGCCATGGCCAAGGCAGGAAGCGTCGCGACGCGTAGGATGGTGGATTTCCTGACGGCGCAGGATAGAGGTCTGGGTCCGGCGGTGGCGGAAATCGCGGAAGAGAGCGGAGTGGATCTGGCGGCGATTCCGCCAGGTCACGTTGTCAACCAGAACGTCTCCTTCGAACTAAGCGAGCGCGCCAAGGTTGTGAAGTATCCGGCCGTGTATGTGTACACGGATCGCGTTCGGAATCTATTGACGGAGAAATTCCGGACTTTTTCGGGCAAGGTGCGAACGGTGGCGGAGGTTCGGGTCTCGCAGGACCGGCTCGAGGGGATTGAGGAGCAGCTACGGCTGTACGTGGAGGCGGTGACGCAAGTGCTTGACGCGAATCGGGGGACCTGGGGCGAGGGAGCGTTTTTCACGGGAGGGTACGAAGTGAGTATCGATCCGGTGCGGCATGGCGGGAGGAATTTTCTACAGATCGCGAAGGTGGAGTTTGAGGTCGACATATCAGTTGCTTGAGTCGCGCACAACGCTGAGAAAACGCTGTGCGCTCGCTTAGGCCGCAAATGGACGCAAATAAACGCAAATGAGTTGCTACATATCGTCGAATAACAACCGGGTGTACGTAGCGCTGGAGTCGAACTACGGCCTGGCGGCCGCGGTCACGGGTGCGAATCGGATCCCGCTAGTGAAGCTCGTGGCGCGGCAGGTTCTGGAGCAGACTGGACGACGGGACAAAACGGGAAGCCGGACGTTCGCCGGCCTGCCCAACCGAATCCGCCGGCGCACAAGTTTCCAACTGAACACGTTCATGACGGAATGGACGACTCAGACGTCGGCGCCGACCCACGGGCCGTTGTTTCAGGCGGCGATGGGAGCCTCGCCGGTGATTTTCGCCGGCGCGACGGTGGCGGCGGTCACCGGGCAGACGCAGATTCAGTTCACAGCGGCGCACGGACTGACGCCGGGCCAGGCAATCACGTCGGGCGGCGAGATCCGGTTCGTGACCACGATACAAAATACGACGACGGTGTTCGTCAACGCGCCGTTTGCGAGCGGATTGGTAGCGGGATCGACGGTAGGGGCGACGGCAACGTTCCAACTGGCCACCGACCTGGGGAGCACGACGATCTACGATTACTGGGATCCGAGCACGGTGGTGCAGCGGATCCTTAACGGCGCCGCGATGGACGCGATGAAGGTGAAAGTGAACGGAGACTTTCACGAATTCGAGTTTTCCGGTCCGTCGCAGGATCTGTTGGACAGCGCGAGCTTCATGGACGGAGAGGCGGGCCTGACGGATTTTCCAGCGGAGCCGGCTGCGGCGAACTTCGACTACACGATCGTGCCGGGGCACCTGGGACAAGTGTGGATGGGAGCGCCCGAAAGCCGCTTCTTCACGCTGACGGCGGCGGAACTGACCTTTACCAACAACATCGCTCAGCGGCTGCACGAGTTCGGCAGCGACTTCGCCCGGTGCATCGCAGCGGGTCAGCGCGCGGTGCGGCTGAATTTCAGCATCTTCGAACAGGACGACACGCAAACCAAGGGGCTGTATCAGGCGGCGAGGCAGCGGTCGCCCATCGGGGTGATGTTGCAGTTGGGAGAGCGGGCGGGACAATTGTTCGGTGCGTTCATGCCAGCGATGGTTCCGGAAGTGCCGGAATTCGACGATGGGGAGACGCGCTTGCAGTGGGCCTTCAAAAACGATCGGGCACAGGGGACGGTGGATGACGAGCTGTATATCGCTTTCGGGTAGTAGCGTGGCGCATGAAAGCTCCGCGTGGTTCGACGCCGAGACGAGCGCAGGCGTCCGGTTCCGGGTGGCGCGAATTTCCGTGGCTAGAAGGATCGAACTGGCGCGGAGGATCCGGGAGATCGGCCGGAAGGTGGAGTTCCTGGAAGCGGGGCAGGATCCTCGGGAGAAACTTGAGGCGGCGGTGCTGGCGGCGGAGATCGATCGAGTGTATCTCGAGTGGGGTCTGGAAGAGATCCGAGGGCTTGAGATCGACGGAGAGCCTGCGACACCCGCGGCGTTGATCGAAAAAGGTCCGTTGGAGCTAGCCAAGGAGATGCTGGCTCGGATCAAGCGCGAGTGCGGGCTAAGCGAAGACCAGCGAAAAAACTGATTGTCGCATTCCATTTCCTGCGCGGTGACGGGGCCCGGTGGGAATGCGACGCGTGCCGCAAACAGGGCCTGGAGGGGCGGAGACGGTGCGGATTTCTGCCCGCGGAACGGCGCGGCGCAAAGCGAATCGTGTGGGCGCGGGGAACGGCCTCGACGGAGGAATGTCCAAAATCGCTGGTGACGGCGGAGAGCATCGAGCTGCTGGAGCGATTTTTCTCGGCGAAAAGCTGGGGGTGGAGGGATCCGACGGCGCGCGAGGCGGATGCGTTCCTGGCGCTGGACCAAGAACTGCGGGCGGAGGGGGCGAATGGCAGGTGATCCGGGAAGTGTGGCAGACGTGCTGGCGGGCGCGACCGCTGGGAACGCGTCTCGTAACAAGGGCCTGAGTGAAGAAATCGCGCAGCTAGCAGAGCAATTGCAGCAACTGCAGGCAGCCAGCCAGGCGTCGGTTGCGTCACTGCTGGCGAGTGGGCAGGCGAGCTCGCGGGTGACGGCGGGCGGAAGCGCGTCAGGAGGATCGCTGGGAAGCACGCTGCTGGATGTATTCGGCGGAGGACTGGGACTGAGTCCACTGATTACCGGGATCGCGAGCCTATTTTCAGGAAGCGGAGACAGCTCGGCGCTGGCGCCGCTGGCGAAGTTCGCGCTGCCACCGTCGATTCAAGCTAACGGGGGAGTGAACGAGAGCGGAGGACAGGCGTTCGCGGTGGACAATCCGCAAGGCGGACTTCCGAGGGCGGCGCCCGCCACGGGGCAAGCGAGCACGCCGGCGCAGATCACGGTGCAGGTGCAGGCGATGGACAGCCAGTCATTTTTGGATCACAGCGGCGATATCGCCATGGCCGTTCGGCAGGCGATGCTCGAATCGAGCGTGCTCAACGACGTGGTGCGGGAGGCGTAGGTGGCGAGTTTTCCGGCGCTGAAAACAGGAGTAGTGGCGCAGTATCCGTCGGATCGTGCGAGGCGGTTTTCGACTCAGGTACTGCGGTTTCTGGACGGTAGTGAGCAGCGATTCTCCGGATTCAGCGCGCCGCTAAGACGGTGGCTGATCCGCCTGGAGCTGCTCGATGAGGCGGAACTGGCAACCTTGGAAGAATTCTTTGTGGCGCAGGCCGGGCAAGCGGGGACGTTTTCATTCACCGATCCGTGGGACGGAACCGTATATGCGAACTGCAGCTTCGAAAGCGACGTGATGAAGGCAGATTATCGCGGACCAGGCGACGGAGCGGCCTCGGTGACGGTAAAGGAGAACCGTTAAGATGCTGGTGTTTCCGCAAGTGACGACGGGAGCGTCGGCGCTGTATCCGGTGACGCGAAAATTCACCGCACGCACCGTGGTGAACGCGCTGGACGATGGAAGCACCGTGGTCTTCGCCGATCCGGACGCCGCTGTGCGGGAGTGGCAACTTAGGGCGACCGGACTGAGTCTGGTCGAATGGACGGCGATCGAGACGCTGTTCCAGACTGCGTCGGGAAGACTCAGGGCGTTCACGTTTCTGGATCCAGCGGGAAACCTGCTGCTGCGCAGCGAGGCGTTCGGCGAATCGGAGTGGGACAACAGCCCGTTGATGCAGTTGACGCCGGGGATCGGCGATCCTTTGGGAACCACGCGGGCGACGCACGTGGTCAACGCAGGGTCTGCTACGGGGGTGATCGCGCAGACTCTGGCCGTGCCCGGGAACTTTCGATACGCGCTGAGCGCGTGGGCCAAGACGACGGCGGGGTTGGGCGTAACGCTATCCGCAACGACGTCGGGCGGGAGCGCCACGCGGGGTTTCGCGCTGACCAGCCAGTGGAGGCGGATTTCCCTGGAGGTCGGCCTGGGATTGAACACAGACAGCGTGGTATTCGGAGCGGCGTTACAGGCGGGCGCCTCAGTGGACTTGTTCGGGATGCAAGTGGAGGCGCAGCGAGGTGTGTCGGACTACAAGAAAACGGATGGGAGCGGCGGGGTTTACGCGCAGGCCAGGTTTTCAGCGGACGAGCTGGCGGTGACGGCGACGGGAACGGACGCGTTCGATGCGGCGATCGGGATTGTGGCGAATTGAAACTAAACAATGCCAACGATAGATCAACTTAAGGAAGAGCAAACGCCGCCGACGCCATTGTTCCTGTTCGAGTGTGCGTTGAGGAACGGTTCAGTGGAGCGGTGGGGCACGCATGCGGTATCGTTCGGAGGAAACAGCTACGACGCGCGACTGTTAAAGCACAATCTCTTCGAACTCGTGACGTCTTCGGAAGACAGCAAGATCAGCGTCACCCTGGCGAACGCAGATTCGCGGTTTTCAGAGATCGAGCGGGACACGGGGTTTCGGGGCGGGCAGGTCACGGTCCGCTTTCTGTTCTACGATTTGACGGCACAGCAGGCAGCATCGGAAGCGCGGATTGTCTTTCGGGGCATCGCCAACACGGCGGAACAGATTACCGAAGCGGTTCTGCGCGTCACGTTCACAAACCGGCTGAATCTGCAGCGAATCGTATTGCCGGAGGTGAGGATCCAGCGGCGGTGCCCGTGGGTGTTTCCAGCGTCGGTGGATCAGAGGCAAGAAGCACTCAATGGGGGTACAAAGGGAAAATATTCGGCGCTGTATCGCTGCGGATACTCGGCCGATCAGTCCGGCGGAGCAGGTGCGCTGGAGAGCGGACAACCCTTCACTACCTGCGACTACACCCGACCGGCTTGCGAAGCGCGCGGAATGTTCACAATCGGACGATTCGGCGGAGTGGAGTTCGTACCGGCGCAGATCGTGGTGCGGAGCTTCGGGGAGTCAGGGACACATCTATCTCCCGTCGTCGCGAATGAAGCGCGGTACAACGATTTTGTGGCCCTGGTGTATGGCACGGCGTGGTATCAGCCTCCGGTGGTCTTCGCAAGGAACGATGGCAACCTGACGCACCTTGAAGTGCTACTCGGGATGGGCGAGATCGAAGACGTCCTGAAGGTTGTCGTAAATGACGTGGAAGTTCCGGAGGCGGTCAACAACCTGGACATGACCGGGACGGGCTGGTACAACCTGGTCACGGGCGGGGCGCGGTCGGGCTCGTTCAATCCGGATTTTCCGAGCGGCGATCCGTACGGCGGCATGGCGATGGCTAGCGTGGTGGTTCCGAACCGGATCAGCGACGGCCAGTCTCTGCCCAGAGTGCAGGTGCTGTTGCGCGGACTGAAGCTGGAGCGGTTCGATCAGACCGGCGCGTCGCTCGGTGAGGCATTCACGAACGATCCGGCTTGGGTTCTTCTGGACGTGCTGCGGCGGAGCGGCTGGCTGACGTCAGAGATCGATCTTGTGAGTTTCGCGACGGCGGCTGCGTACTGCGACGAAGCGATTCAAACCACGGACCTGTACGGCAACACGGTGCTGGTGCCGCGCTTCGAATGCAATCTAGTGTTGAATCGACGCTGGAGCGCGGCTGAGGTCGCACGGGGGATCCGCAATGGATCGTCGCTGCTGCTGACGTACGGAAACGGAGGGTTGCTCACGCTGCGCGTGGAAAACACGATGGCCCTGCAGCAGCCTGCCAAGCCGGATGGAAGCAACAGCGCCGAGGCTTTGAACGGCGGATGGCCGGCTTACGAATTTAGCGACGGGTCGGCTGAGTTTTCGGGCATTCTGCGCAAGCCGAGCGGCGAGCCCGCGATTCGCCTTTACGCGCTAAGCGGGGCCGATACCCCAAACCGGCTGACGGTGGAATTTCAGGACGAGTTCAACGAGTATCAGCAAGATAGTCTGTCACTGGTGGATGTAGACGACGCGCTATTGACCCAGCGGGAAGTCACGGCGACGTTTCCGGCGCTGGGGCTGCCGAACTTCGACCAGGCCACGCGGATCCTGGATCTGCAACTGGCGAAGTCGACGGTAGGGAGCACTCTAGTCGAGTTCGAGACGACGGTTCGCGGCGTGACACTTGCGCCCGGCGATCTGATCACCATCACGTATCTGAAGGAGGGGCTGCAACGGCAGCCGTTCCGAGTGATTCGCCTGGCTCCGGGGATGAATTATCAAACGGTCCTGGTGACGGCGCAGTGGCACGACGACGACTGGTACACGGCAGGCGGCGCCAGCGCGGCCGGTGGACGCAGAACGGGAGCGGCGGAAACCGGTCTACCTAGGCCGCTGGTGGGGAGCGTTCTGGATTCGAACGGAATCGAACAATTCGGGATCACCGAGACAGTGATTCCGCTTTCGGATGGTGGATTCCAGGTGAAACTGAGCGCGGCGTTCACAACGCCGGCTATCGCAGGATCGTCGCTGGCGAATATTCCGCTGGTGAGTCTGAATCCGACAATGAACGCCACTGGCGGAACGCTCGCGGGTGGACAGACGCTGTATTACGCTGTCAGCGCGACGGACTCGAACGGCGCGGAAACCGGATTATCGTTCGCGGTACGCGCCAAGATTCCCGCAGGGACGAACACGAACGCGGTGACTTTGACGGACTTGAGTTTTTCGCCAGGAAGTACCGCGACGTTTTCGGTATACCGCGGGTCGAATCCAATCCAGCTGCTGCGGATCGCGCATGGTCAGACGGTGGCGAGCTCATTCACGGATGCGGGAGCGACCGCAGAGTTAGTGGGTCCGCCGGATCGGAACTACAATCACGCGAACTTCTACTGGAGGCTGGAGCTGCAGCCGGAAGCGAACGTGGAGATTCATTCGGCGACGACGATCGGCAAGAGCGGGCTGGGAATGCTGGCGGACAACTTCAAAAGTGCGCTGGTCCGAGTGACGCGTGGAACGGGGGCGACGCAAGAGCGCGTAGTGACCGGCAATACAGCGACTACTTTGACGGTCACGCCGCCTTGGCAGGTCGAGCCGGATTCCACGAGTTATTTCGTGGTGGCGGATGGAACGTGGAAGTTCGGCGGCGTCACCGGATCGAGCCCAGCGGAGTTTGAGGTTCCCAACATGCCGGGCGCGACGGTGGAAGTATCGGGACGGTCAGCCAACGCGAACGACCAGGAGAGCGCGTACGAACTGAATCCGCTGACGCGCTGGCAGATCGGCGGGAGCGGAGGAGAGGTGGATATTGATACACCTCCGCAACCCGTTTTCGGGTTGAATCCGGCCGGGCAAGGGACCGTGGAGCTGTTGGGAATCGGATTCACGACGCTGTCAAATACGAACGGGATCGTGGCGGGAACGCTCGGCCTGTTCTATTGGGATGAACTCAGCAGTCCGACCGCATATTCGCTGGCCAGCGGCGCTTCGGCCACCGATACTACGGTCACTCTGAGTCCAGCGGGCTCGGCGGGCGTTGGGGATCTGGTGCAGATCGAGGCCGAGATCCTGGAGGTGACGGCCGTCAGCGGTGGCGGGACGCAGTATCAAGTGATCCGAGGTTCGTATACAAGCACGGCTGCGGCGCATTCCGCCGGAAAGTTGCTGTATCACTTGCGGCGTTCCATTGTGATCGTGCCATTCGTACGCGGATTCTTCGGGAGTCCGGCCAGCGGCGCGTTCGGCTATTCGATATTCCTACCGAACGTGCGGATCGGAGCGGCGGAATTGTTTATGACGAATGCAATCGGCGGCGGGCTGGTGGCGAAGGCTGCATTCGGGGCGACGGTTGGCCAGGGATTGCGCACGCTCTCCGGCGGGCAATTGTCGATCCAGGCGCAAGGTTATCTGGCGATTCGGACCGGGGCGGCACCGCCCCTGGTGATGGAGGATTCGCACATCGCGCGCGATATTTTCGCGGTCGTGCGCGAAGCTCCGAATGGCGGCGCGATCGAGCTGCAGGTGCGGCAGAACAGCTCGGTCTACTGCACGTTGACGATCGCGGACGGGCAGACCATTTCGAACGTGGTCAGCGGATTCGGGTTGGCGCCGCTGGCAGCGGACGCCCGACTGGATCTGGATATCACGTCGGTACCGACGGCGGCGGATACACTGCCGGGCCGCGATCTGACGGTGACGATTCGACTGTAAGCCGCAAATGAATGCAGATGACTGAAAAACTCACGCCGGATCGAGATCTGCAATGTTTCTTCTTTCATCCGTCGGCAATTGGGGCGATCAGCAGCGCGTCGGGCGATGGATTCACTGTGTCGGGGACGTGGCGGCAGCAGTTCGACTGGGCGGTGATCGAATGGAACCGCGATAACGTCTACGAGCATCCGGCCTTGCGAAGTCTCCCGGATGGCGACTTGAGCGGGCTGGTGCTGACCTACGAAGAAACTCGCACGAATTGCATTGCACTGGATTCGGACTTGTTTCCTACCGTGGATTGGCCCTCTCTGCGAGTGTGGGCGGGGGACGATCCGGCGGCCGATCCCTACTTCGTGCCGCTGAAGGATCATGCGGTAGCGATCGAAGGCAGCTATCAATCGGCGTATGCCGACTTCACGCTTTCGGGCACGGCGGTGGCGGGAGAATTCGTTGGGTTGGGGTATCTCGGTCTGAGCTACACGTATGAGGTGGCGGCCGGCAACACGCTCGAGGATATCGTGCAGGCGATCACCGACGGCATGAACGGGGGTGCGTCGCCGTTGCTCAGGGCGACGCGGGCCGGGACCACGATTCGTGTGATCTACCCGAGCACGGCCGGCGCGAATGGAAATCGTTTTAGCATTTATTCGTCCACAAGCGGGTCGGCAACGTGGGACGCGGCGTCCAAGACACTGGCCAATGGCACATCGCCCACGAAATGGCGCGTGACGATCGACTTTTCTTCCCTGGTAGACCGGAGCGCGGCGAGCGTTCCGACGAACAAGGTCCGCAAGCTGCGCTGGACGTATGCGGCGGATCAACAAACGGGCGCGTTCGAGCGGAGTGAATTCGCGGCCGTCATTTCGAACTGGAGTCTGAGCGGAACGGGGCGCACCTATTCCGTGGCGGGGCCGGGCAGCCGGCGCTACGAAGACGATGCCCTAGAGATGGCGTACAGCGGCGCGTGGACGATAACGCGAGGAAACTTTTCGGGCGGGACGATTCACTCGACGCTGACGGAAGGGGACGTAGTCAGCTATCAGTACGTCGCGGTGCAGACACACTCGCTGTACGTCGGCACTCGCTACACGGGGAGCGCGGCGCAGATCTCGGTCGTGGTCGATGCGGGCACGCCGCTCACGGTCAACCTTCGTGTTCCAGGCGAGGACGTGCTGATTCGCTTGCCGGCGGGCGAGTACGGCAGCGGGACTCACACAGTGACCGTCACGCACGCAGGTCCGGCGGGCGCGGAGTTATATTTCGACTTCTTCGAAATGGCGGTGCACGCCACGTCGCTGCCGGCATTCCCGGATGAGCCGCGGATGACGCTGGCGACGGATTGGGACACGGATCATTCGATCGCACTGGCGCCGGAACGAACAGCGTGGCTGATCGACACGCTGGGGTTCAAGGGCCGGCAGAACCACTATGTGGGCGCACTGTGGTTTTACGAGCTAGTGAATCCGGACAATGTGTACGCCGGGGGCAGCGTGACGTTCGGAGGGTCGCCCGAGCCGGGCCAGTTCGTGTCGATATTCCTGGGGCGCGACGACGACGGTTCATCGCCGACGGAGATTCAGCGCGGGATGCACGGGGGCGACACGCTGGAATCGATCGCGATCTCGTTCGCGCAGGAATTCAATCGGGGCTATACCGGGGTGTGGGCGAGTGTTGCCGGAAGCGTGGTCACGATCCATTCGCGGTCGCTGGGAGCGGACGGGAATCACTGCACGCTGGGTCAATCGACGACCAGCAGCACGCTGACAGTGAGCGTTTCGGCGACGTTCTCCGGAGGGCAGACGGGCGAGTGGCGAACCGACCTGGCGGCGACACCGAGATTGAACCGCGCCGCAAGGGACTGGAGCAGGAGCTTTTTCACCGCACTGCACGGCTACGGGATCGACGCGGCGTCGTCGTTCAGCATGGAGTTGCGGGACGTGGATCCGGCGGTCGGCGCAGGCATGGTCCAGCGAGGGCCGGACGGAGACGCGATTCAACTGCAGACGCCGTCATACCAGACGAACTTTTCGCCGACGAGCCTGGATTTCTGGAAACAGGCGTACCTCGATCAGGCGGCCATTCAGGCGGATGCCGGTCTGCGGCCCTATCTGCAATTCGGCGAGGTGCAATGGTGGTATTTTCCGAACGACGGACTGGGCCATCCATTTTCGGGGATGCCGTTTTACGACGCCTGGACGGCGGGACAGTTCCTGGCTGAGTACGGAAGGGCGATGACGGTGTTTACGGATAATACGGTCGATCCGGCATCGTATCCCGATGAGGTCGCTTTTCTGCAGACGGTGCTGGGCAACTTTACGGACGCAATCAAGACGTACGTCCGGGCGACGTACTCGACTGCGCGTTTCGAAGTGCTGTATCCCTTGGATGTGAATCAGACGATCTTCAACCGGGCGATCAATTATCCGCCGAGCCAGTGGACGGCGGCCACGCTGGATTGTCTGAAGACCGAGGGTTTCGGGTTCACGCTGCAGCGGAACCTGGCCAAGAGCGAACAAACCATGCAACTGAGCGGATTTCCGGCGTTTCCCGCGGCGCAGCGAAGCCATCTGGTGGGCGTCGGGGATGCGACGACGGCGTGGGTTCAAGAAGCCCAGTTCGCGCAGGGAAGGGGCTTCGAGAGCGTGGTGCTGTTTGCGCTCGACCAGATGTGCCTGGTCGGATATAAGCTGCCGCTGCCGGACGCGTTCCGGCGGAGCGTGAGTATGGGGAGTTAA